CCCTGACAGCAATCTCACCGAAAACCTTAGCATCCTTTTCATGTACCTCAGATTGTATTTCATCATGTATGTTCCCTATAATTTTGTAATCTATACCCTTTAGTATAGCATAGTTATCAAGCAATACTAAAGCCTTTTTCATAATAATTGCACCGGCCCCTTGGAGTAGGGTATTCAGAGCAGAGTGCTCACTTCTAACCCATATCCTTCTACCATCCAGACCAATCAAGTATCCTCTCTTGGAAGCTAGTGTCACTCGTTCCCTAAGAGATTTAAGTGCAGGTGTGTTATCAAGAAATTGTTTCTTAACAGTCTTACCAACCTTCCTACCACCACCTACAATGGTACCAATCTTCTCATCACCAGCTCCATAAAGGAAAGCATAGATGAAAGTCTTAGCTTGGTCCCTAGTTGCTAGACCAGCAGACTTCTGATTGGCAGTGTGAATGTCACCACTAATAACTTCCTCAGTGTAGTCATAGTCATTCATATAGTGGGCGAGCATCCTCAGCTCAAGGCCACTAGCATCCATGCCTACTAACTTATACCCACTGGGTACAGTCCATAGCTGTCTACATTCAGTACCATAAGGTGAGTAGGAAGCAGGAACCTGTGCCATGTTAGGTTTACTGTGTGTCATACGACCAGTAACAGCACCAATAGGATTGACATAACCTCTCACTCTACCATCAATCTCAATGGCATCTACCCAGCTTTGTACCTGTGCTACACGTTTCTGTAACATAAGATACTCAGCTATCTGTTGAGCCTCAGGCATATCAACCTTAGTCAGCACACTCTCATTAACAATAACATTACCTTTATCAGTAAACTGCTTAGGCTTCCAACCAAAGTGTTGAAGGTACCTACCTATCTGTTGACGTGAGCCTAAGTTAAAGTCAGGATACAGGTAGTATCCCCAGTCAGTCCACTCTAAATCATCAGGGTCCTCTGTTTCAGCACTATTCCAATAACAAGCCCCTCTATCTAACTGTGCTCGATAACGTTTGGACATTGAACCATCTTTATTAAAACACTTATCTCTAGGATGTACTAAAGGTATCCATACAGGCAAGGGTTTAAATACTTTCCTTACTGTTGTTTCCACGTCATGAAGTTTCTGTCTAAGCTCACCAAGTAATAGGTTAGCTTCACGTTCATTAATGGTCCAGCCATTCTCTACCTGTTGGTTTACTATGCGAGCTACGTTGTGCTCAAGTGTAATGCTTTCCTCTTTAAAATCTTCAAGCTCTTTCATAAGGTGTGCATACACTAGCTGTGTTAACTCCACATCTCTCTTACAATACTCAACCATTTCCCAAGAAAACTCACCCCACTCATTGTGGTCCCCCTTACTAAAGTCAAGGCGAGTACCCCATGATGCCAATGAATGGCCACCCTCCCTATGTGGGTGAGCAAGCCTAGACATGACTAGCGTGTCTTGAACAACTCCTTCCCACTTAAATCCTGCAAGTCTTTCCAAGATGGGTAAATCATATCCAATAATATTGTGGCCACAAATATGAGTGATGCCATTATAGCGTACCCAATCAGCAAACTCAAAAATATCATCTCCAATAAATGTATTAGTTGTTCCATGCTCTACCTCCTTGGCGACTAAGCACCATATAGTGTCCGGCTTTAAGCCATTAGCTTCTATGTCTAAAATTATTTGCCTCATTAAAATTCCCCTAGTTCATCTGACTCCTTCATTCTACCAGTGTTCTTGTCATAAAACAAGGAACAGGCAGGACCAGTGAGTCCACTGAATCGGTTCTTTAATACTCTTACTACAGTTGTGTTGCGTACCTGCTCATCATCAGCCTGTTGGTTACGCTCTAATCCAATCACCATGTCCGAGAGTTGAGCAATAGCCGCTGAACCCCGAAGCTCTGAGAGGCTAATCTGGCCACCTTCTTCATGACCCCTACCCATTGGTCGCCTCAAGTGAGAAACAAGGAATAAGCCTATGCCTGTTTCCTGTACGAGCTGTCTTAGCTTAGTCATGATACCATCTATTGCTTTACGTTCATCCAGTGCCTCTTGGTCACTGACTACAATGGACAGGTGGTCCAGTATAATCCATTTACAGTCCAATCCCTTGGCTAGGTACCTTACCTTACTAAGTAAGTTATCCTCACTGGTACTACCGAAGTGGTCATACATAAACACACGCCCCTTACCCATGGTGCTGTCCCAATATACTCTAAGCTCCTCATTGTCCATGTCATGGAGGTTAAGGTGCAAAGGTTGGTCAGCCTCAATGGACATGATGCCCAGTGTTGTGTTCTTTACATTTTCCTCTAAGGCGAGGATACCTATGTTTTCTGTGGTTGTTTTGAGTAAGTAATGTTCAAGCTCTCTGACCATTTGAGTCTTACCCATGCCAGCACCACTCGTTATGGTTACTAGCTCACCCTTACGGAACCCATAAGTTAATTCATTAAGACCAATCCAAGGATAAGGTACAGACTCAACTCTAATTTCCTCAGTTAGTATGTTCCATGTGTCCTCACTGGCTACAATACCATCAGGCCTGTAAGGTTTAGCATCCCACCATGACCTAGTGAAGTCAGCAAGCTTACTAGCCAACAACATTTCATTGGCATCCTTTAATGGTAGGTTACACACCTTAACTTTATTAGGTGAGAACAAATCTACTACACTCTTGACTGCTTCCTTACCTGCCTTGTCCATGTCGAAACATAACACAACCCAGTCAAAGGACTCAAGGTACTCAAGGCTACGCTTGATGTCATTCTTTGCACCCTTAGAGCCAGTGCGTAGACTGACTGATGCGTACTTGTTACCAAACATTTGGTGAACACTCATTGCATCAAGCTCGCCCTCACAGACTGTGATGTACTTACCACCACCCTTGAATACATTCTCACCAAACAATCCTACATCCTTACTGTTACCATCATAACTAAAATCTTTGGACTCACAAACTCTAACCTTGTTGCCCACGTGTGCCCCATCTGTGTCATGGTATGGATAGCAATGCTTCTTAATTAAACCATCCTCACCATACTGTAGGGTAACACCATACTTCTTTACTACATCTGCATTGATGCCCCTGTCTACTATGGCACCACTGTTCCCTGTAAATAATTCCATACTATTTGTTACCTCCCTTGCTACTATTTCAACTTTACCTTCACCCTCAGGTGCTTCCCAATGTCCACAACCAAAACAATATCCTTGACCAGTAGAGTACCTTGCTAGGTTATCTTTACTGCCACACTCAGGACATGATTCGTGTTGAACGAAGGTGCCTTGTTGTTCATCTTGATTCATAATCGCTCCTTTAAGACCCCTCTGAAACGACCAAGTTGGAGAGGGGCTACCTAAAATAGGTGGTTAAGGTCCACCACTACCTGCATAACACTGTTATGCGTTTATTAAAAAGGAACGTCCTCTTTAGTAACAGCTTCAAACTCATCAAGAGCATTGCCACCACCTGCGTAGGCTACGTGATTAAGGACCTGTACTGCATCTAAAGATTTACCAAGACCAAACTTGTCAGTTGCTTGGTGCTCATAGGTAGAGTATGCAACCTTTACCTGTGAACCATTACCAATCAATACTGTACTATCCCAACCATGTTTGTTCTCATCAACAACTGTTGGAGCTGGTAAGTTATTACCTTTAGCTGTTACTGTCTTACGTTTAAACACAAACACATTAGCATCTTTTTGCTTAGGTTTAATACCTGACGCTATTAGTCTATCCCTTTCCTCATCATCTACCTTCAAGTCTATTGAATAAACTCCGGGCATTGGTGTATATTTATCTACCTTAGGCTCAAAAAGAGCTGGGTATAGTGCTTCACCTGTTGCTACTGCCATAATTATATCCTCTGATGTCTATTAAAATTGTTAGTAACCACGACATCATAATGATTACTAACATGAATAGCTATTAATGAATGATACAGCAACAGTAAATAATTTACAACATACAGTGCAAGGTTTTTAGTGTCAATGCAGGGTTCCCTATGCCCAAAAATTATTACTCTAAAGTTACTATATCATTCATTAATAGCTATTAATACCAATTAGTTATTCTTCTTATTATCTTTTTCTTATCTTCTAATGATAATTAATGTATATCTATAGTAATAGTATAACATACTTTTAATGATTTGTATAGTCATTGAGTAAAGATTGTAAATATTTTTTATCTTCCTCTGAATCAAGGGCATTAAAGCTAAAGTAACCAGCTCTTCTACAGCCATTACACATATCTAAATACTCACCTGTGTCATTATCTTTATAGACTGACTCATTATCATTCAGTTGTTTATTACATGCTTTACATCTCATCATCATCCTCCTCATATAATGACCATTCTTCTAAATCAGCTGGACCACAGTGCTCATAACATTCGGAACACATGTCAGTAATAACCATAGGTGCTAAACAACACTCACTCACTACACCAGTAATAAAATAATCTTGATAAGTCATACTCATTACATAACCTCCTTAGTATCAAAGTGAATAAGGCCATTACTTTCCATGTCTAGCCTTTTATTGGCCATTTTCAGTGCTTCCTGCTCACTCTCAGCAATGAAAGTAAAGGAAGCAATAGTACCAGTCCATTTTACATCAACTTTAAATTTACGAAATAGTGGTCCTTCTTCTACTTCACCACCTTCGAAATCATACTCATCTTTATTAGCATAAGTTTTTTCAACACCATTTATATCTGCCATTACGATAACCTCTCATATTTATTATGTATTCTAAGTTCCTCATCAAACTCACCCTCTTGCCTACGTGTAGGTTTAATAGTGGTATGTTTGAAGCCTTTCTTTTCCAGTCTTGCGTTTGCTTTGGCTACTTCTGACTGTAGTCTGCAAATGTCAATCATTACTTCCTTAAAGCTGTCCATATTACCTCCTATATTAATATTATAAAGTCTACCTTTGCCTGATAGAGTTCGTTGTACTCATGTAAGTCTATAATATCATTTTTTAATAGCTTGTCAAGTGTATCATCAAAAACTTCTATCTCATGATGTGATAATTTCCCATCTTGTTCCTCACAAAAAGTCAGATGTTGTATATCATCTTCCCATAGCAGTATGGATACATCATGCAATCTTCCTTTCATGCTAATCATAGCATTTTTATATATATTCATAACTTTTCTACCTCCTTCTCTAGTTTTCTTACTCTATTTGATAATGATTCGTTTGTTATATCCCAACCATGGTCATCATAACCACAAGCCCAGCCAGTTATTTTCTTGAGCTGTTCAACAGTTTTATTAAGTCTATTGATTTGGTCCTGCATATCCATCATTATACCTAAATGACAGGTAGGTTCAATGGAATATTCATAGTCATCTCTGGCTATTAGTCTGTCATCTTCATCAAACAGAGCTGTGCCATAGTAATCCTTGACATCCATAGCTCTTTCAATATGTTCATCTAGGCCTTTAACATCACTTGCATATACTTCTATTTTAATACTCATTTTTGACCTCCTAGTCAATTAAAGTCATATAGGCTTCAACATTGTTCTCAATGAACCAGTTTTTGCCCTTGTAAAATTCCTCATACCAATATTTAGCATCATTATACATGCCCACATTACCTAAGTCAAGGTGTACGTTATAAGCACCCATAGTAGTGTCATATATAGCCACTTCAATAGGGTTCAGCTTGATAGTTACGCCTGAATATGGATTGGCAATAACTTCAGGCTCAGAGAAAAACGCTAAATCCTTAACTGGAAATGGTATATCTTCCTCCACGTATTTGTTACCTTCTAGGTTTCTGTATTTTTTCAACAGTTCTTTAAGATTTGCTTTCATTTTTGTCCTCCTCCTGTACATTATACGCTAATTCCCATGACAATCCAGCTATTTCAGCTATATCATCTTTAATATCCTGCACCCATGCCTCCATGTATGCAAGTTGTCTGTAGTGTACTAATTTATAAAGGTCAGCGTTTCTAACCCATAAGTCTACATAATCAGTACGTGTTATTTCCTTATCCTTATTAAACCAGTCGGATACTGTTATTGTAGGCTCTTTTTTATTTGTTTTTGTACTCATCCCTACCTCCAAAGTATTGATTGAAATATGTGCTCATAGGTTCCTTATCACTATCATAACCCAGCTCATCTGTTGCATATCTTACTAAATCTATCCACCTTACACTATAGTAAGCCGCTATCCTTTGTATTTGGTGTGGTTTAAACCAGCCATGAAATGCACCTGTTACCAGCATATCTAATACACCTTCTAATGTTCTATCCATTTTGACCTCCCAGTCTTTATCTAATTACGCAACCCACATGGAATGCGCTTACATCTTCACCTGTTGGTAGTAATTTATTAGCTCCACCTTTTTCAGCTACATAATCACACCAAGAATTCCACCAGTATACACTACCCTGCTTTTGAGTCAAGTGTACATAAGCTTTTATTTTCTTTAGCTTGGTTTTATCTGTTAAACCCTTAGGTAATGTTACATCCTTTACATCTAAACCTAGCCTATTTAAGTTATGTACATCCAAACAGGCCACATTAAATCCTAACATTTGACATATAAATGAAGCTTTTACCATTCCTATAC